CGTAAAAATTTCGAATTTTAAATTTTCCTCAATTTGTACAAATAATATACATTATATTTGTTATAGAACGTGAAAATTTAAATTTTAGGAAGAAAAATTGTAAATTGAACAGACATGGCAAGAGGTCATACCCCAAGAGATTATGCACAAAGATATGCGAAATGGCAAGCCAAATTTACAGCATTTTCCAATCCAACTGTAGCTAACACAATATTGACTAATGTAGCTCCAATAGCCCAGCAAAACTTCCAAGCCAATGCTCCTAAATTCGTAGCTGTAAATGAACAAGTATCTGCCGTACTTTCTGAATACGGTGTTACTGGGCCTAGTAGGGCAATTTATCAGGGTTATGGTATGAAAATTGCTAGAGCTTTAAATAGGCTTGGAGGCGGACAAGCATTAACGAATATGATAGCTGGATTAAAGGCTTACTATATATCAGCTTTTAACGCTAATCCAGAAATTCTTGATGCTGTAACTAATATAATTGTAGGCAATCCTAACGGATACGTAAGCTAAAAAACTATAGATTTCCTTATAAGCTATTTTCCTTTTTTCGTTTTTTCTATTTTCAAATTTAGAATTAATCATTATCTTCAATTTTTGTTTCTACATAATTATATGTTCTTGTCGAAATTCTTTTTACGTTATCCATTCTGGAAACTCCATGATATTTTCTCAAATGTGCTTTCATACTGTTTACAGTTTTGTAAACTTTCTTACAATATGGGCATTCATAAATTAACAAACCCATGAAATTTATTAGTGTCATGACAATTATAAAACTTCTATGAAAACTGTAATTTTGACTATGAATTACTCATCTATAAGAAATGTGACAGAAGATATAGCATATGTTCTTAGAAAAAATGGTGAAGATGTAACAATTTCAACTAATCCGTATATATTACCACAATCTGAAAAACTTGTTGTTTTTATTCCATTTCATCCGCCATCTTTGAATCCATATCTTTTAGCTTATCAACAATTCAAAGGTAAGAAATATTTCTATACAACATGTGACGGAATTCCAAATATAAATATCGTAAATCAATATCTATTAAAAGGTATAAAATTTATTCCAAATTCTAAATTTTCAGCTCAAAATCTACAACAAGTTAATTTGGAAGTTGATTTACCAGTCTTTCATGGTATTAATTTCGAAATTGTAGAAAAAGCAGAACAATTAGCTCCACAACTTAAACAGAAACTAGATAAAGACTTTCCGAATACTGTGAAATTTGGAATAGTTTCAGGGATGACAAAGAGAAAGAATATGGATTTAATGGTAAAAGTTTTCCAAGAATTAAATAAAAAAGTTCCAGATTTGGCTAAAAAAGTCCACTTTTTTGTAATTTCTCATAAACAATTCAAAGATTTGGAAGTTCCTGGAAATGTACATTTTGTTTCAGAATTTGGACTAAATCCTAGAGAATATATTTTTGCATTTTATAGAGTTATGGACTATACAATTGTGCCGTCAGGAACTGAAGGATTTGGAATGCCAGTTTTGGAAAGTATGGCTATGGGAACTCCGGTTATCCATCAACTTATGCCTCCATTTGACGAATTTACAAGTTGGCAGTGGAACCTCTTAATAAAATCTTCAGAAGTTGAGGAATATTATGATAAGAATAACGGTCAAAAATGGAGAATTCATAAGTTCGACATTCAAGATATGATAAATGCAATATTAATAACTACAGAATTACAAGATAGAGAAGAAAGAAGTAAGAATCTAAGGGAATTAGTCAAGAAATATGATATTAATAATTTATACGTTAGATTTCTGGAATAAAAAAATCGAAAAGTAAAAAAACATTTATAAATGTCATATAAAATAATATATTTTATGGGAATAGGTAAGGGAATGAAAAAAATATATTATTGCCCAATTTGTAAGACAGAAGTTAAGTCTATAAAAGAATTTAAGAAACATATATATAACCATTACGACAATTTAAGATGTCCATTATGCCTATTTCCAACTGGAGATTTATCGAAACATCTCACACTTTTCCATATTAGACCTAGTCATTCTAGACTGTTATACAGAGATTTAGCAATACTTGTTAAGGAAGCCGGGACTACAAAAATCTTAAAGGAATTAAATATAGAATTAACACATTCACAAAAAGAAAGAATTTGGTATTTTTCGAAAAAATTATGATTTTATAAGTGATAAACCATGGGAGCTATAAAAGGAGTTCCGAAAAAATTCTATTGTTATTTATGTAAGATAGAATTAAAGAACGAAACAGAATTTAAGAGACATATGGAAAAACACTTTGACAATTACAGATGTCCAATATGCGGAATGAAAACTGGTAGACTATCTATTCATCTGGAGTTTTATCATATTAGACCTAATCGTTCAAGATTATTACATAGGGATTTAGCTATACTTGTTAAGGAATCAGGAAGTACAAGTATCCTTAACAATCCAGAATTAAAACTTACAATTGCAGATAAAAGTTTAATAAGGGATTTGGTTAAAAAATTATAACTTTTTTCTTTACTTATTTATTTTTTATTTTTATTTCCATTTAATATTTTCAATATATCCCATCTTTCTTTTTTCTTTAATATTTCTATCAATTCGGTATACGTTTTCCTTCCTAATTCTGTTAATTTATATTTATAATTTCTCTTAATCCAAAATGGTATTCTAGACCTTGAATTTAATCTTTCAATAATATCTTCACAATAACTATCAATACAATCAAGTTTAATATTCAATAATTTTGAAAGTTTTATAACTGTTTCATGAATTTTTTTACTAGAATTTTCTTTTTTATCAATTGCTAAAATTATTAACATATCTAAATCATCTAAAGTATAATCTTTTATAATTTCCATTATAACTTCACCGTTTTTATGTTTGTTTATTTTCTTTATTTTGTTTTAATATAACTGCTATATCTTTACTAATTTCTTCAGACAAATTTTTAATCATTTCCAGAACTGTTAATTTATCATCTTCTGTAAAATTTTCATTATCAAAAAGTTCCTCAATTAATCCTAATTGAAGTTGTAGAAGAACTTCGATTTTTATCAAATCTATTTCTCTTACCATTTTTTTCACCATTTCGTTATATCATTTGTAATTATATCAATCTTAATAATTTTCTGTAATCCTGTATATTTTGAAATTCTAAATGTTTTAGTTTTTAAATCAGGGTCTTGTATAATTAATAAATCTTTAATATCTTTATATTTTTCGAGAATTTTTTGTTTTTCAAGTTCGTAATCAGATTCATATTTTACAGTTTCGAGATTTTCAATTTTAAATGTATAGACATTTTTCTTTAATTGTAGAATTGTTAAAATTATTGGAATTGGCAAATTTGCAATTACAGTATTATATTCTTTTAATTGTTCTTTTAATTTCTCAAATTCTGTTGGAAGAGCTGGTATTATATCTATGGATTTACAAACTTTCTTAATATCTTCAATTTGTTTGGATATTAATTCATGTCTTGTAACTACAAGACATTTTTCTTCCATTTTTTTTAACCATGTAAAAGGATAAAATAGGACAAATATAAAATATTATAAAATCTTAGTCCAATTTCTTTTTTAATTCCTCAATTTGTTGTTTAAGTTCATTTTGATTTATCTTTAATTCTTCAATTTCCGATTTTAGATTTTGTAGTTCAGAATTTACTATTTCTTTTACAGCATCTTTTAGAGCTTGTTTTATTTTTATATAAAGTTGTACAATTGCGAATAATGTAGTTACAAATGTAGAAATTATTGTGAGAATAAGAGTTATCTCATTCATCTTCTAATCCCTCCATCTCATCTCTTAAATTATCTAAATTCGTATCATCAGTTTCACTGAATTTCTGATATGTTGAGTCTACTTGTTTAGCGTAAGGCTGTGGATAAACTACTCGAAAATCTGCTATAAAAATTGTGTTAGTTTTCTTATCTTTTGCTATAAGAAACTGGAAATAGAAAGTAAATCCTGGTATATATAAATCTACTACCATAGGTATTTCTGCATTTTTTAAAACAATAATTGAATGTGGTAAATAACGAGATAGACCGTAAATCTGTCCTCTATTTTCTAGTTCTCTAATCTTATCTATTGCAATTCTTACAGGTCCGAAAATATTTAAAAATTCATCTTTAACTGACATAATTATTTTTTTACAAAATGTGTAATAAAAAGAGACAAATCTAATATACCATATAAATAATATAAGGAATATTGCTTTGAGGAATAATATGTAAAAGATAATCGAAAGATTTTTATATGTGAATATCGAAATATATAATGGGGAAAAAAATGAGTATGGGAAAAATAGAACAAAAAATTGTTGAGCTTGCACATATGTTTGTACAAAGTTATGGAGAAAAAGCGTTACAAATGAAGACAACTGAATTTGAAAAATATATAATTCCTAATCTTACCTATAACGAAAAAATAATTTTTAATCATAACAAGTTTAAACTTTTAGTTCTTTTTTACAAAACTGTAGTAACCGATTTAAGAAATATGAAAAGATAACTTTAAGTTAATTTTATTTTTTTATGTTTAATTTTTCTCAACTTTTAAATAATATTTGTATCTTTATCTTTTTTTTCTTTTATCTTCTTTAATATATCTTCTTTTAGTTTCTTCAATTCTTGTTTATTTTCAATTTCCAAAAAATAATATTCTCCGTCTTTTATAATTCTCATGACTCTCATCTTATCTATTTAGCTAGTTAAAATTTCCTCAATTTTCTTTTTATCAATTTTACAAGGAATATAAAATTTATAATTCCATGTATTCGGGTCAAAATTCCAACCTTTTTTCTTCTTAATTATCATGTCTATCATCTCTTTATCTCTGAGCTATATTTTTAAAGTTTTTGTAGTAAAAGATTGGCTTATATTCTTTAGTTTTTGCACTTTTTTGAGCTAATTTTAAGGAATTCTCAATTTTAGCTTGTCCTTGTAACATCTCACCATATTGCTGAGCAAATTGTAAATCCTCATCTGAAATACCATAGAATTTCCATTTTGTTTTCCAATAATTCAGAAACTCGGGATATGGAAGTGTCCTTTTACCAGTTTGATAACTGTAATTTTGTTGATATGGATATCTTGCAATTTCTATAATTGCTGAGGCTATCATTTTAGCATACCAAACATTCGAATATTTTCTATTTACAACTTTTTGTACTTGTAAATATTGTTGATATGTAACAGCATAATTTTCGATTTCTGAACTATATGTTATATTTACTCCGCCAGGAGATGGGTCATATAAATGTAGTTTGAATAGATTTCCAAAAATAGAAATTACAGTTTTATCAGCTGATAAAATTGCTATCAAATTATCAAGAGTTATATCATTTGGATTAAATTCTGGAATTAAAATTGCTAAGTCAAGAGGAGTATAATCTAAAATCATACCGAAAACATTAGCAAAGTTTTGTAAAATCATACCATTTTGTAACTTAACTTTGTATTCTTGTGAATTTTCATTTTCAGGAACTAAGACACATCTGTCTAACCATCCGACATCTAAAGCAAATCCACTGTCTATTATCTTATTTAGATTCGGAATAAATGAGACTATAAATTTAGCTAAATCTGGAAGTTGATTAAAATTAAGATTTAACGTATTTAGTAAATCTGAAATTCCAGTATTCTGAATATTGGAAAGTGAATAATTGTCTATATTTGGAATATTAGTATATCCAAATCCTAAGTTTGATAAGTCTATAGAAACGTTTGTAGTTGTTAAACTATCAAAATATTTCTCCAGTTTTTTACATGCCTCATTTCTATTTTCAATTGTTAAGGCTGGCTGGAAAACTGAGAGGTCAAAATATGTTTCATCAAAAACAGCAGGCTGATATAAAACTTTACAAAGGTCTACATAATAATCGTAAAGTTGTGTAAATTTATTAACGAAATCAAGCCCAGAAGTTTGACCAAAATTTGAACTAAAAATTGGACTTTGTCCTAATTGTAGAAAACTTTGCACATTTGTATTTTTGTTAAACGTAGAAATTGCTAGATTGTTTAATGTAGAAAGTAAAGATGAAATAATTGTAGTGTAAGCAATTCCATAATTAGTATTTATACCAAGTGGGACTTGAATATTCTCTAACGGAGTTGGAAGAACAGATTCAACTCCAGCGTTAAACATTACAGAAAAAGCTGGGAAATTATTTCTATTTAACACTTTGTTATATAGATGATATTTCATAGATGCTATGTTTCTATTACCTTTTCTTCTTCCCATAATTGAAATATTATTGAAAACTTACATAAATTTTAAAGAGAAAACATAATTTGTCCTAATTATATTCATAACAATAAGTATATATTTGTCATAATTTGTACTAATTATTAATGGAGTTAAAGTTTAGAATTGTAGAGGCAGAAAGTAAAGAGTTAATAAAATTTGTTAGAATGTTAATAAACTATTATCATTCTCAAAAAATGCCAATGGGAGGAGGGGCAGGAAAAAATTCTAGATATTTCATGTATATAGCTAACGACGGAGAACAAGATTTCGTAGTTGCAGTTGCATGGCTTCATGACAATACTCCTTTCCGTTATATAGCTCAACATTATAATATTCCATCTGATAGGTCATATTTCATTAGAAGAGTTACGAAAACAGCTCCAGGCGATTATGCTGTAAATTTTCTAATTGATTTAGCTAACAAACTAAAGAATGATGGATTTGAAGTAATTTGGACACTTGGGTTTCCAGGTCATTCTAATGCTTTATATAAGAAAGCTGGATTTCAAGAAGTAGGAAAGACAAACAGAACTGGACATCCAGTTTTCGTTAAGTGGTTAAAGTGACATCTATTGTAATTATAGATAAAGAACTTGAAAATCTAGAATGTTATAAGGAAGGAAATTACGATTTATATTTGGATGTTATAAGCGTTTTAACAGATGATGATATTGTAGATGAATTTGCTATAAATATAAGTGATAAAACATGGGAAGAAATAGAAGATAAACATATAAAAAGATTAACTTTAAATGAAGAAGACTTTAAAAAATATCTGGAAAATGCAATTTATATATTTGTTTACAAAGACGGAAAATATAAGCTTTGTACACAAGAATAAAAAATTATTTCATTTTTTCTCTAAATTTTTTAACCATATATACAGCCTCAAGTACTGATAGAAATATTTCAAGTGAATTCTTGTCATCTAAGATTGAACCTAAAATATATCCAAAATAAATAATTATAGAAGATAACCGCATTTGTCCTTCTTTATAATTTGACAATATATCAAAAAATGAATAATCTAAATAATTAACTTGTTTCCTTATTTCTTCTAAATCTTTTTCATTAAAACCAAACGTTTCTTTAAAAGTTTCTATTATTTTTTCCAAATCCTTATTCATATCTAATCATTATAAAAAATTCTTTATGACATATTTAAACATAAATATGTCATAATCTCTAAATTTGTTTTGATGAATATTAGACAATCTGGCAAATATTATGAATATAAAACATTAGAGTTTTTAGATAAAAATGGTTATAACGCTATTAGGATACCAGTATCTGGAACTGGAAAACAGGCAATTCCAGATATTATAGCTACGAAAGACAATACAATTTATCCAATAGAAGTTAAATCTACATCCAAAGATTTTGTTATTGTAGATATTTTTCAAATAGAAAAACTGTTTGAATTTTGTGAAATATTTAATTTTTGTTCATGTCAGCCTTTGGTAATTGTACATTATAAAAGACATAAAAGTGTCAGAATATACAAATTAGGTCAAGATGTCAGAAAACAAAAGAAAGTCAAATTCGAATACAGAGACAATAGCTAAGCTATATCTAGCTCTTGACGATTTGACTATGGCTTTAGCGACATGTGATGATGAACATGTTAGAAAAAGTGAAGTTTTTCAAAAAGCCTTAGAAGTAGTGAAAATTGTAAAAGAAATGAGAAAAATGCAAGTAAAAGTGGAGGAAGAGAAAGATGGGTAAATTTAAAGAAGGTCTGAAGGCATATCTAAATTTAATAAAATTAAAATATAACATTAACAATAAAAGAATGAAAGAAATAGAAAGCCAAGTAAATTATTTAGATGATAAAATACGGGAAATGTTAAAAAGTTATCCAGATGGAAAAATAGAAATGTTTCCATTCCTTATTTATATGGCTTATTTACTAAGTGCCGTAATTGATAATGACGGTCTTCTAGAGGATTTCGTAAAAATATTAAAAGAATTATATAATAACAAAAAAAAGCCTTAATTAAAGACAAATCCTAAATTTCAATTTTTTTCATTTTTTTAACATTACATTTTTAAAATTAAATATTTGACAAAAAGATATATTCATAATGTTTATTATATGTATAATCAACAAAATTTACTTGTTTTAATTTCTTACAATTTTTAATTGACAATAAAAACAATTCCAATTTTTTCCAATTTAGAATTAATTTTTCAAATGACGAGACATTTTGGAAAAATTTCAGTTTAAAGAGATAACAAATTTGGGATGGAAACAAATTCAAAATTTTTATGTTTGGAATTAAGTTTCCAGTTCGTTCGGCTTTAATTCTGAAATTAGAAGTTTGTAAATTTGCCTCACACCGTGAGATATTTTGGATTTATTTCAAATTTCAAAGATTTGTCTCACGGGATAACCCATTTGTGTTAAATTTTTTTTATATTTAAATGTCTTTACGTCGTTATTTTACGTAAATTAACGTTTGTAAAAATAAAAATAACGAGAGATAAGGGTTTAAAAATATTTTGGTAAAAGTTTAAAAGGTGATTTATATATTTACCATTACAATTTTTTTCACACAATCTGAGAAAAAATATCATATGAAGAATTGAAAGAAAAGACAATTTTGTATTTTTTGACATTTTCAAATCTTTACTTTCACGTGAAAAAATTAATATTAACAATACAAGTATAATAACAGTATGAGTTTCATATTGGATTTAGGAGATTTAGGAACATTTTTTTCAGATGAATTGTCAGCTCTTGAAAATTTTACAAATTTTTTAGCTTCTGACTTTATAAACTTTTTTAATACTGTAGTTAAAGATATTGAAAATATTGTAAGTTTCTTAGGTCAAGCAATTTCAGATATTCCCACATTTATGCAAAAAATTGCTAACAATTTCTTAGAAATTTTACAAAATTTTGTACAAACCGCAATTCCCGTAATAACTGGATTTTTAACATGGCTTGAACAACAAATTGTAAGCATATTCCAAGACCTAGCAAATATAGCATCTCAATTTGTTAATAATGCTTATGGATTTTTCTCTGGTATAGCTAATTCATTTTCACAAATACTAGCTAACATTACTGTAGATTTTTTGATTGGATTTGGACAAAATATGAGTCATATTGGAGCTGGAATTTCCCAAATTGCCCAATTTTTGACCCCTTTTGCTACACCAATTGTTCTTGGAAAGTTTTTACCAAAAATTACGGAAAAATTATCGAAAATTCTTCCAGAAATTGAAATCGACTTATCCCCAGTAGGTTTAGGCGGGAAAATACCTATAAAATTCGGAGAAATTGTAGAGGCATTTGCTGATTCTGCTGTAGACTTTTTAAATGAAGTTAGAGAGGAAGCTCAAAAAACACTTAGAGAATTTATTAAAGAACCATTTATTTCAGATTTCAAGATTTCAATTAGAGAAATTTTTAACGAAATTGGTCTTGGCGATTTCCCGTTTGCAGACCCGCCTTTTCGCTTAATTGCTAACTGGGTAGCTGTAAGAAGTTTCGAGGAAATTAAAGACCATCTTAAAGAAACAATTTTGCTCACGGGTTATCCCGCATGGTTTACTAATGCATATCTTGAGCCTCCAATAGACGATTTTGTACCAAAAAATCCATTATTTACTTCTGTCAAAATTAGAGATGTTATTCAAGCTTCTCAATATGGAATTTTAGATATTGGAGCTGTTTCCCAATATGCATATAACAATCTGATTACTCCAAAAACTGCCAAACTAATGTATCAAAATCAAACCGCCAAACTTCTACAAAGAGCTGTAGAACAAGGAATTAGACAATTCGTAGTAAGCCCAGAAGATGCTTATAATGAGATTATACAGAACGTTAATTTAGCTGGTAGAGATTTATTTCTAAAAGTTTTCTCTCTTGAATATAAATATGCTGTACAGAGAATTGTTAGACAATTCCTTAGAAGTTTATTATCACGTGCCTTATCGAATTTTGGAAGACCTTATGTAGACTTAAAGTTTTTAGAATCTACAATCAAGAAATTATTTAAGGAGTTAAATTATCCTAAAGAAGTCCAAGATGTTTTTGATGTAATGATAGAACAATCACAACTAGTTTATACTAATGAACTTTTACTTAGACAATTACAACAAATTACTAGATTAGGAATATTTAACGAAAAAAAGATAAAAGAAACATTAAAAGATAATAAATTTAATGAAAAAGTTGCTCTTGAAATTCTTAACTTTGAGCTAGAATATGTTAGATTACAATATCTTCTAAAGGAATTTCAATTTAAACTAGAAAATTTTGTTATTACTCCTGGAAATGCAGAAAAGGATTTAAAGTCTATTGGATTTAATTCTTCGATAATTTCTGAGGTAATTTTTGAATATCAAATAGCTCCTTTAATAAAATACCAGATTTCACAAATAGAAAATCTTGGAAAGAAAGGATATTTGTCAATTGACGAGATTAGGAAACAATTACATGGAATCGGAGTTATTAAAGAATTCGAAGATATATTTTCTAGTTATGTAAATCAAGAAATTTCAATATCTACGACATTATCAATTATAAAAGAACAATTGAGAAATTTCCTAATAGATTCAAAAATTATAGATTCTGAATTAAGAAAGTTGAAAATTAACGATTATCTTATAAATGAGATAATTCAAAACGATTATAATATTCCAATTACTAAATTACATTTATCGTATATAGAAACTTTAGCTAGGAATTTATATTATGACGAAAAACAACTTATGACAGAATTATCCAAGATTTTAAAAGATAAAACGGCTATTGATTTATATTCACAAAAATTCTACTTTGAATATGTATTTCCAAAAATTGTGGAATATCATAAAACTTTAGCTAGACATGGTATAGTTACAGATGTCAAGAAATTACCAAAGGAAATCGTGGAATTTGAAATTATACCAGAAACACAAATTTATCAACTTGAAATAGGACTTGAATACATAAAAAGATTATTAGAACATCTAGAAATTAAACCTGATAATGCTGTCAAAGAGTTAGAGAAGTTAGGAATGGAAAAGAATATAGCTAATTTGTTTGTACAAACTTATACTCCTACATTCTTTGATATACATACAATTATTAGAAATATTATAGAAGGACAACTTTACAAAGTCGGAAAAATTCCCGTAAACTTAGGAAATGCAGAATCTGAATTGAAAAAATTAGGAATTCCAGACAATCAAATAAAGATTTTGTTAGACCAATATGTAACTAGTTTTGGTCTAGAACTTTGGAAAAGATATATCCCGAAAATTGAAGAAATAGAAAAGGCATTTAAGTATAATTATCCAATTCAGAAACTTGTAGAGTTATCATTTATTCCTTCAGAATTTATAAATCTATATCTAGATGTTTATCAACATGAACTTATAGGCGTTTATGTACATACTTTAAAGACGGAATATATAGATACAATAATTTACGGAATCCAGAATACACAATTAGAAAATTTAATGAAACAGTACGGATTTACTGACACATTTTTAGGAGTTCTAAAACTTTCAGCTCAGATTAAGAAAATAATAAGAGGATATGCAGAACTTTACATTACTCCTTCTAAAGCACTTGAAATTTCGGAATATATATCAAATCCAAATCAACTTCTACAAAAAGTATTTTCAGAATTTCAAATTCCACCAGATTTACAGAATACTTACATGGAATATGCTAGAAATAGAAGAGTAAGTAGATATGTAAGTCAAATTATAGAAACAATTAACTTGTTGTTTGAGAAACATAAAATAGGATTAGATACAGCACAATCTTTATTACAACAACTTAAAAAGTACGGATTAACAGATGATGAAATACAGTTAATTCTATTAAATTGGCAATTACGCTCAAATTACTGAATTCAAAATAATTTTTCTTTAAATATTTAATTCCAAACTTTCGCTAGTTCAGCCTTAATTTAGAAAAAAAGAATTCCTAATTTGGCTTCACTACATACAAATTATTAAATATATTTGTCATAATTTTTTATTCTTATCCATGGAACTGAATCCATGTCGTTACGAAGCGGAAAGTATAAGTTATCAAGACTTAAAAAATCTAGAAGAAAAGTCATATTATCAAATAAAATATGATGGAACACATATATGTTTGAAATATGAAAATGAATTAAAAATTCACACTAGAAAAGATATTCCACATGACAAATCTTTCCAAGAACTCTTTATGAAAGTTCCAGGAATTGAGGAAGTTATTAACTATTTAAAAGACCATGAAAACTATATTATTCATGGAGAACTTGTACATAAAAAGACGTCAGCATTACAAATCCATCAAAATGAAATTCCGCAATTTATCATCTATGATGTCTTTGACAAAGAACTTGGAAAATATGTACACCCTTTAAGGATTGACAGTAGAATTTGGAATTGGTTTCCAGAAATTTATCTTAATGTAGATGATTTAATCAATGTTATAACTAAAGAAAGACTTGAGGGCTTAGTAGCTAAAATTTACAATCCAAAGAAAATAAGTTGTAAAGAAGGAAGAAATTTTAACATGTGTCTTTTCAAATATAAACCCTATTTCTCTGTACTTGGTGTAATATTTAAACCAATTAGAAAAGAAATTGATACTAAACAATTAGCGTTTCTTCTTGGAGAAATTGATAATGACTTGAAAAATGGAAAAAATGATTGGTATCAAAATCATCCAGAACTCTATAATTTCTTTGTACAAAACAAAGATAAAATATTACAGATTTTACAAGACCAAAATTACATATTACAAATCCAAAAAGATACACATCTTGATATTATGAAAGTTATAGAATATATGAAAAATTTCAAAGTAACATAACGTAACTCATATGCCATATATATAATATAAGGTATATTGTGTTGTTTTTGATTAAACGTAAAAAGTTAAGAACAATAACATCACATAATATACATAATATTGTATATAAGTTATGTCACTTTATTTTTAACAATTTTTAAATTATAATTAATGCCTACTCCATATCCAGTTAAGTTTAAACTTCCATTAGAATACTTGACAGTACAAGACTGGAATAACTTTGTAAAAAATCTCTTGTTTTTAAACCAATATGGCTCAGCTAAACTTCTCAAATATTATCAAAATGGGAATTTACAAAATCTAAACAAAGTAATTGCAAAATATCTATATGTTTCGGCTTTAAAAGTAAATGGTTATAATGTTTTATACAATCTGTCACAGCCGTTAGCTTATACTTTCGGTCAAGGGAAACAACAACCGTTTCTAGACATGTCAAATAAACCTTCTATAGAATTAGAAAATATTATATTACAATTTCCAAATTTTGAAATAAATTTACCACAATTATATAAACAAATAGAACTTCTAATTCCTAATAAGACCCTAAAAATTGTAGCTCCTAATCAAATTGCTGGAACTCAATTTACATTTTCTGGAACTGTAAATGTTCAACAATTAATTGAAAATTATTTAAATCCACAATATTTACAAAATTGGAATGAAATTATTATTAAAAACCTAGGAAATTCTTCTATTCAAATAAACAATTCTATTTATCTAATGCCTAAAAATTGTCTAAAAATAACATCAAATTCTTTCTTTGGAAATAAATCAATATCTAAAACTTCAAAAATTCCAAAAAAATGTTTAGAATTATCAACAAATTCATTATCACAAATTCAATTATCAGCACAAACTTCTACTTTATTAGGCTTAGAAATTGAATTTATTGAAACTATAACATCTTTTACTAAAACAACAACTCCAACTTCATCTATTAATATTTATACAATTACTATAACAAATAACGAACCAGACCCAACTCCGTTACAATTTCAACAACTTCTTCAATTGGATTTATCTAACATTTTATCCAGTCCATCTCAACTTCTAAATCTACAATTCTGTTTAGATGTTCGGTGTAATACCCCATTATATGCTTGGATATCTCAATACAATTTAGATTTATCAAATGTTTTAATTTGGGTATTATTACCAAATTCAATTCCTGCCAACGGGTCAATGACAATCTATATGTTTGTTAGAAATTCTATTCAATATCCTTATACTGGAATTAATGCATATTATAATACAGAATATGATAATGGTAATTATGTTTTTGACGCATATATAAATGCCATGGGAACTTCATATATTGCTAATAATTTACAAATTGATTCGGATATATATTCGACAATTCAATTTATTCCAAAAAATGGAACGATACCAGGATATATTTTAATGTTAAATAATCAACAAAATTCATACACACAGATTTATATAAATTTTTCAAATGCGAATAATGTAAATGAAATTTTTGAAAATGTACAATATTTTAATGGACAAGGTGGATGTCAAGGTATTGGATTTCTAGGAAATTTTGATAACTATAACTATTATTTCACATACATATGTCCATATTATAATGATTCATATATTTATTATAATGGAAATTATGAATCTGCAGGTACAATTTCTATGTTTACAAATTCAGGCTATAATTTCTATCAAGCAATTGTAACAAGTTCAGGAATTAAATTTTATGGTAGTTCTATATCAACACCAATTATTGAATTACCACAATTAAATTTACAACTATCAACAAGCTGGAGTTCCACAATAACTCCAAACGGTTCAGGAATTATAATGTTTGACAATTCATATAATGTAACATATATTGGATATTTCTATTGGACTAGAGCTAGAAAATTGCCACCAAATAATGTAATGCCTTCAAATTCACAACCACAAAAAACAATAATTCTAGCGTAATAACGTTAAATACAAAATTCCTTAATTTGTTTTATCCTAATTCTATTTTTAATTTTGGAATTGATAATGTATTAGATATTGAAATAGATTTAAAGTATTTATTCGAAAATAAGTATATAATGATTTAGTAATGTCTTCAAATTATTGTGTACAATTAAATCAAAATTTTGGAATAATTGGTATGTTTACAGTATATCCTGTAAATTTTACATCTTTACAATTTTCATTATCTGTAAATTCTTTAGTTATATTTCTATTCTCAAAATGTCCATTTAGTCATGGAAATGCCGGTTCTTTTTGTATAAATCATGATGCCTTTGGATTTGCTAAAGTTGGAACGGATTTTAACATAAATTTGTCAAATTATAAAGGATATTATATGTTAATAATGATTTATCCACAAGGAATTGATTTATATAAGACCAATGTTTGTGAAATCGAACAAAATTTAACTATGTCTTTTAAAAATACGACAATTTCTCTAATCCAAAATATGAACATAGAAAGTAACTATGGATATTCGGTAACAGTAGGAACATGTTCAGGCTGTCAAGTCCAAACAATAAATGTAACAAATTATTGTAATAATTCGACTTTTTATGTAGCAGTTTTTCTAAACAATTTAAATAATTATTTAGTAACAACAGCTTGCCAAATGTTTGTATATGTAGATAATATAACTGTAAAATTTGCAACATCAGGTATATGTGCAAACCCAGGCATAATATCCTATACACAAATAGTATTTTTTGCAGACCAACAAGTTATAGATTTCTTAAATTCAAATAATATTCCATATAATATTGTTTCACCATTATCTTGTAAACATTATTCATGTGTATCGGTCTATCAAATTAAAAAATTATTAACCCCGCCAAAAAAACATTCTATAATATCTTCAAAACTTTGGAATGAAATTGTACAAGATTTATATCTAGCTTATAGTATTTATAAATACATAAAATATTTGTCTCAATTTCCATATCCGCAAAATATAACTTATGCAATTCTTGATTTTTATGATTTCTATAAAAATTTCCAACCTTACATGTTCAAACCACTTATTCATGCTAAAAAAGGACTTCCATTAACTGCAGACTATTTTAACTCTTTAATTGATGCAATTATAGAATTAGCAAATTTTGTTAATATACAATTACAAAAAAATCTTTCACATGTCCAGTCTGATGAAATCGTGAAAGCTTTACAATTTGTAGATATAGTTTATAATGTTAATCAACTTTTAACTTTTAATTATAATCAATACTTTTTATTTAGTTGTTATGGCTATGAATTTTATAATTTATTAAATTCGATATCTACATTTTTGAATGTCTTAATTACAAATTTACAAATTAGTCCTACAATTTCTCAAAATATTTATATTAAAAACTTTTTAATTTATAGTAATTCAAGTGATATTTTTATTTATGGTACAATTGCAAATTTAATAATTAATTATAATAATGGATTTATATTTCCATATAACAATTCATATATAAACTTTTTAAATATAAATACAAATAATGAATTAATTGAATTATATGACAATTCTTCTATACATACATTAAACATAAATGTTAATTATAATACAATATTACTTAATGATAATACGTTAATCGGAACAATTAATATAAAAATTGATAATGGCGGAATAGATTTAAATGACAATAGTTCTATTACTATAATTAATGTACAACAAGAAAATGGAGGCATATATTTAAATGATTATTCTAAAATATATACAATAAATGTTCAGATTAATAATAAAACAATGTTTTTAGAAAATTATTCTTCTGTAAATTCAATTAATATAGAAATTGACAATAACGGAATAAATATAGAAGATAATGTTTCTATTAATACAATTGATATAGGAACAGAAAATAATTATGTATATTTAAATAATAATACATATGTAAACATATTAAATATAGAAACTAATAATGGTAAAATTCAATTATATAATAATGCATATATAAAAACTTTATATATAGAAAATAATGTTGGTGATATATATTTATATGATAATGCTGTAATAGAAAATTTAATTTGTAAACAAAATACTGGTGCAATATATATTTATGGAAATGCAAAAATTATAAATAACCAATGTATTTCATAATTTACAAAATACAAATTCTTTATTATCCTTACTTATAAAAGTTAGGATAGCTCCGTATAATTTTCGCATTAAATCAAATCTATTTTCAGTCCAATCATGTATAGCTATACAGAATTGTTTATATTTCTGTAATTGAGAAATATCAAGTTTTGATTCGCATCCTTCACAATCAATCACGAAAATGTCAGTGTTTGGATATTGATTTCCAGTCCATCCCCCATGTATCTCAACTTTATCACAAATCTGAAAATCCTTACAAACTTTTTCTTTGAACAATTGATTTAATTTTTCTTCTTTTTCAAACCCAATGATTTTCTTAGCATTACGTAAAATGAAATATAACGCCGTACTTCCACAATCATTACCAATTATTGTAACTGTTCTATCTTTTACATTTAATTTTCCATAAGCTTGTTCAAATTCATGCCAATAACAACATTCTAACTTACAGAAATAGTCTTTGAAATTTATAGACATAATATCACCTAACTCTGTATTACTTCAAATAAAGCATATACTTTACATTTTCCAGTAGCCCAAGCATAAACATTAGTTGGATTGTTTACGTGTAATTCTATACTATCATTAGGTAAAAGTGGAAAATTATGATATAATTGATTTCCAATATAAATGATATAATTACTCAAGTTTTGTAAAATTATTCTTACAGTTTCTAACATTTGTCCAGAATATAAAGGTGAAGGAATTGTATCTACATCTAACTGTAAACCTTCTATAGTAGGAGGGGATAAATATAGAAAAAGTTTGTTAAATGTATTAACTAAATTAACTGTAGCCAAATAAACATATGTAAGCATATAAGATAAAGAATCGGTAATAGAATAAACTATATCTTGTACTGGAATTGATATTTTTTTAGAAATTAAATTAATTGAGGAATATAATGAATCAGAAAGATTATATAAATTCTGTGTAATTATGTTATTAATTTCTTTTGGAAGTTTGGTAATTGAATAGTATAACTGTTGATTTGAATATAGAATTTGATTTATCTGTTGATTAGCTGTGGCAATAAACCCCGCTATATATATCGGGTCTTGTTCCGTAAGAACTGGCTGACCATTTACATAAATTTCTTCGTAAAAATTTCCAGAACTAGCAGTTATAGAACCTGGAATTGTTAAATTACCATTTTTTAGAATAGATGTCACAGTATTTCCCCCTGTTTCGTAAAGTTGAACTAGAAGAAGTATTGCCGTATTCCACATACTAGAAGTTAATCGTTGAAATGGTGAGGCTAATAATTCCGATATAGATGTATATGTTACACTCATAAGTTCAAATTTCTAAAATGACATAAATAAAACCATATATCTCATATATCATATTATGTATATTAATTGTCCTTATTGTTCTTAAATTCCCATGAAAACATGTAAACAACACAATATTCCTTATATTATTTATATGGTATATTGGGGTTATTTTCATGTTTGTTTGAAAATATTTAAAATTGTCATGAAATTGAGAGATAATTATGAAAGTCTTTACATTTGTGGGATATACAAAACATTTACCAGAGTTAGATTTTGATTATGTAGTTGTTGATAGAACGTTTAACGATTTAATTCCAGAAATTGAAGAGAAAATTAGAGATAAAATTATCTGGAATGAGACAAAAAGTGACATTCGTTGGATTAGAATAGCTAAGCAATTACTGAAAATTCTAGATGTAGCTAAAAATCAAGACGATACAACATTTGCAATTATAGATAGTGATTTGATTGTCCCCGGTCTGCGTAATATAGACCTCGGAAATAGAATAATGACATTATGTTATTGGCTTTATTATTCATGGGCTAACGAAATAAGACCATTTTGTTCTGGAACAAATTACATATTCAGGAAAAATCAAATTCCAATATTAGAAATTGTATTAAATACATATCTTGATAAAGAGTATTATAAAGAAATTCCAATAGACATTTTTATTCATGACCATATTCTACCTTTAAATGTCTTGAAATTAGGAACTGTACATTATGTGAAAACTCCATGTGGAGAAAAAAGAATGGAATTTACACTTGAAGATATTCCGCAAATTTTCAAACATATTCCAGAATTTGTTCTAATAAGTTGGTGAGGACAAATTGACGGTTCCAATTTATTACGTTTATCCACAACATCAGGACGTTTCTTTTAAATTTGTAGCGAAAGAACATGTGAGAATGCTAAAAGAAAAATACATAGTTTACGAAATTCCAGCGTTATCTTTCTATCAATTTACACCATTTAGATATCCAATCTCAATAATTCATCCCTTTTTCTATTCTATGTGGAGATGGACAAAAGTAGAATTTTCGTTTTTTGAACAATATAGAACAAAAACCAGTGCAATTGTAGGAGTTGAAGTAGCTGATAGTGATAAAATATCTGAAAAATTTATAGATTATGCAAATAATTATGCGGATAGATTAATAGTTAATTCAGAATGGTCTGTAAATACTTTCAAAAACTCTGGACTAAAAATTCCAATTTTCAAAGTTGTACATAATTTCAAAGAAAGACTTTTAGTAAAAGATGAGGAATTAAAAGTAGATGAACAAATACGTTATATAGAAAAAATTAAAAATGAGAAGAAAATTAAACTAATTTTCATATCGTTATGGCATTCAGATTTTAGAAAAGGAGCTGATATATTCCATAGAATAGCTCAACAACTCCAGAAAGAAAGAAATGACATCTACTTCTTGGTCAAGTCAGGATGGACTAGGACAGATTTCCAAGACTTGAAAATGTTTAATGTTACTGGAAATACAGATTTCGACAATATTGTAAAGATGTATAGAATATCTGACTTGTATTTGTTAACTAGTAGAGGCGGAAGTTTTGAGTTAAATGGTCTGGAAGCTTTTGTGTCAAAAATCCCAGTTGTAGCTACAAAAGGCGGAGCTTGGCAAGAATATTTTCCTTCACAACTAGAAGATTTACTTGTGGATTCATGCGGAAAACCAACAATTTTCCCAGATAATTCCATCCATATTGGAAAAGGTGTAGAAATATGTGTAGACAAAGCTGTGGACAAAATACTTAACGTTTTAGACAATCTAGATGATTATAAAGCAAAAATTGAGGAAAATTATAACTTTTGGATAGAAAACTTTAGTTATGAAATTGTAAAAAAACAACTTTTTAATAGTTTAGACGGGCTTTAATGTTGTTGAATTAAATCAGAGTATAATTTTTCTGCATATTGTTTATCTTTTCCAATATAAATCATTTCAACTAAATCATTTTTTCTTATTCCAATACCAAATTCTAATGGTTTATGTCTAATACAGATTGCAAAAATTACATTATCTTTTTCCTTTTCAACTCTAAACATATGTTGTTCCTGAAAACTTACCATAATCTCACTCCATTCGAGATAAATAATCGTAAACTTTTCTTAATGTATTAATATCTTTTTTCTCTTTTAATTTCTTAATTTCTTCAATAATATCATTATATAAATTATCAATTACAATTAATTCTAGAACTTCCTTAATTAATGTTATTGAGAATCTATGAGATTGCCTAACAATAATATGGATTTTTTTAGCCAACTTTTCTGGATTAAATTTATCAAAAGTGATAGACAAAGTCATATCATTATAACTAACAATAATTGCATCTGTAATTAACGTTAAAAAAAGTCTATATTTGTCATTTACAATTACTTCAGCTTGACTTTTATCTATCTTTACAATTACGTTGTCCCTTAACTTATATTCTCTTATCATATGTATTACATATATTTTAGGACATTTTTATTTCTTTAAATTTTGAGAAAGTCTTAAATTAGTCATAAAACTTGAGTTGAAATATGGAATTCCAAAGAAAAAGTTCGGGAATTATTAAAAGTTTCAATTCATTAGATATTTTTTCTATCAATCTTCTTTACATGGGAATTTTGAGCGGAATAAGTTATCCAATTTTTGTCTCTCAAATGATGAAAAATGTAAATCTATTATTAGCTATAATATTAGGAGCTATTTTTGAAATTCCACTTCTCGTAATGTATTATATTCTAACTAAGAAAATTCCTCTTAACGGTGGAGATTATGCTTACATTAGAAATACATTTTCTCCGAAATTCTATACAATTTTCGGAATCTCGTTATGGCTAACGTATATATTCTCAGCCCCAGTCTTGACAGATTTGGTACTTATGAATTTTAATATTTCACTAATTGATAAATTCTTAATTTCAGAATTATTATTTGTAATAACTCTTGTCAGTATAGTTAAAAAATCAATATATGGATATATAGTAGATGGATTAGCTATTCTACAGATACTTGTATCAATATTTCTTCCAATTTCAGGCTTTCATTTTGAATTTCAAAGTTTCATAATATCGAATACTTTACTTTCAGCCTTACTATTTGACTTGTCTATGTTTCTGTTCATAAATGCAATTAGTTATATAGCTGGAGAATCAAAAAACGTAAATAAAGCCATGAAAATTGGATATTTTGGAAGTTATTTAGTAGTTACAATATTATCAATATTAGATAGTTTTTCTAATTTGAATATATTGTTTATTTTATTTCCAATCTGGTATCTAAGCTATCTTTTTGTAAATTCATTAATTCAAAGTCGTTTAATTCAAAGCTTTGCATTTGATAGAATTCTCCCAGAAAAATTTGCTAAATTAACGCCTAACATTTTATTATTAATCTTTATTGTTGATACAATTACTAATGTTTTAGAAAATGTTTTAGGATTTACAATCTCATTTGGATTTACTGGTATATTATTCATTTTCTGGAATTTCCTTATTGTAAGTTTTGCATTTTTAAAATTAACAAATAATAAATTAATATTTACAATAGTACTAACAAGTTTAGCACTACAGATATTTATATTCTTTTATCTAGGACTACAAAACCAAGTATTCTATAACTTTGTAATAGAAGGAAATCTCATATATACAATATTAAGAATATTATTATTGCCTATAATTGGAGGAATTATATACGTCTTAAGAAAGAAGATGATTAATGGAGAACAATAATGAAACTTGTCTTTGGTTTAAGCTCAACATCGACCTATATTTTAAAGACAAATTTTCCAGTTTTAATTAACCAATTACGTTTCAAAAAAATAACATGGAAAAATGAGACATGGGTAGATAGCGGGGGCTATCAAATTGTACTTTACAATCTACATATTTCTGTGAAGGATATTCTAGAAAAATATAAACGATTGGACGCTTATGCCTTTTTTTCTCTTGATATTGCCAGTATGTTTTCTCCTCTAGACAAACGAAATTTTCAATATTTTGAATATCTTTACACAAAAATGGAATGGATAGAAAAAATTATTCCCGTCATACATATCTATCCAATTCAAGATGTAGACGAAGCTATAGATTTTTATAAACAATATACTTACTATTTTGCAATAGGAGGTCTTGTAGCTTCTTCAAAATTGAAAGTTCTAATCTATACATTTCCATGGGTTTATTACGTAAGACGGAAAGTTCCTTATCTTCACGTTCTTGGTATGGTAGCTCCATATTTTTTACAAGCTTTTAACTTTGCCGATAGTATGGATACAGCGTCATATTCAAAGACTATGGCATATAGAGACATCTATTGGTTCGACGGAAGAAGAAAATATGTAGGAAATAGAAGAACAGAGAGGGAAAGGTATAAGATTACGGAAGAAGAAAAAGAACAATTATTTGAATTTTTAGACAAGATTCACTTCCCATTTGAATATGATTTAACAAATAGAAAAATTCTAGAAATGATTAACGCTTACATGTTACTTTACAACAAATGGAATATAGATAACAAATATACAAGATATGCTAACAAATTAAGGAAAATGGGTCTAGACAGATTAACGTTAGAAATAATTAGAAATTATAGAATTGCTAACGATATATTAAAGGAAAAAATGATAAAGAAAAAGAAAGAAAAAGAAAAAAACATTTATTCAAAATCTTCGTTATAACCTTCTATTACATTAATAGCCTCTTCTATTTTATCTTTAAATTTCTCTATTATTTCTTCTGGACTTAACAATCTATAAACTTCGTCACTTAAAACTTTCGAAATTGTATTTACATTTATTTCGTCTAAATCAATAAAAATACATATATCTAAATAATAGTAACCTTCTAACAATGAGTCTATGTATGTTTTTGCTATTTTCTTTTTCTCGTCTTCTGTGAAATTAAGTTCTACAATAACTTTTTTTAATGTGTTATCTGATTTACTTAATAAAACTTCAAAACTAGAATTTTCCATAAATGCATTAAATATTTTTTCTTTCTTATTCTTTTCAAAAGCTTTAATTTTCCAATCATTTCCATCTAAAATTTCATGAACCATTTGGATTATTGTTTTGACTATAATATCTTTGAAATTTGTATAACAACTTTCACTAATATTATCCCATTTTAATCCTGATTCTATATTCTCATTAAATTTATATTTATCTAATTCTTTTAAAACTATATTTTCGATTTGATTTATCATTTTTTTATCCTCTCGAATCAATTTATAAATTATGACAAATATAAAAATGCCTTTGAATTTTAATTTAGAGATTTTTTAAAATATAAATTATTCGTTATTTATAATTTTCTCTATTTTGCTCTTAAATTTGTTCTTTATTTCTTCGGGACTTAGAATTTGATAAGTCTGGTCATTAAGAAGTTCTGCTATTAAATCTACATTTTTTTCCTCCAAACTATCAAATATACATCTTTCTAGATATTGACATTCATTAAGTATATTATCAAGATATATTTCTGCAATTTCTTTCTTCTCAAATTCTGATAAATCAAATTCAACAATAATTTCATCAAATGCATAATTTATCTCATTAATCTGTTTAACTAATTGTACTGTAATTTTAGAATTTTCCATAAACGCTTTAAACAATTTTTCTAATTCTTTGTCATTAAAATATTGTAAATTCCAATCATCTTTTTCTACAGTTTCAGAAATCATTTGGATTATTGTTTCTGTTAAAATGTACTTAAAATCAGTATAACAACTTTCAATAACATTATCCGCATCTAACCATGTAATAACATTTTTTCTAAACTTTTCTTTATCCAATTCCCGTAAAACTATATACATATCTAATCATATTCTGTTTAGAAATATGACATATTTAAAAATATTTTTAACCTTACTTTCAAGTTTTTTAAATGTCATAATTTAATCTTAATTTGAACTAAAATGAGAAAGACATATACAGATATAAAACAAATTAAAGTAAATACATCTATACCACAAAATGCAAACTTATTATGGCAAAATGAAAAATTGGCTCTATATTATACATACAATCAATCACAAGGAAGAGTAGATTGGATAATGCAAAACAAAACAAATTCCCCAATACTTGTATCACTTCTCAGAGGGGCAGAAATAACGTTAAATGGTCAGACTTATACAATTCCAAACTATTTATTCGGAAATGCTTTTGCAGAAGTTTATTTTGCCAATGACTTGTCAAACTTTATAACTAATTTGCAAAATATTCCACTTTATTCTTTAGCAATTGTAAGGAATAAATTGGACAATAGAACTATAGCTTTTGTTTTTCAAATTCCGCCAAACTCTGTAATTATAGCTCCAGAATATGGTTTTATTGGTCTACAAAGTTTGTCTGGACAATTATTGGAAGTAACTCCATTAAATCAGAATCTATTTACTGTAGTTTATGACTTTACAGAAATTATTGAATATGAATATCAGACTGGAATTTATGTAAATTATCCTCCAGACCCTTACATTATCCAAAGCTATCAATTTTTAGTTGATAATCTAGAACAAATTGTTACGCAAAGACTAATATTAGAACTTCCAGAAAGTGATGTAAGTACTGTAAAATCGTTCGTAAAAGATATAGAAAAAATTGTAGATAGATTAAAAAAGATATTTTAAACTAATCTATTTTTTTGTTTTTTTAATGATGAAAACAATGAGACCATAAATCTACAAAAATTCCAGTTATAATTATAAGTTGAAAAACTATAATCAATTTCAGAAACTCATTTTGAACTGAAAAATAAAGAATAAAAGATAGGATAAAGAGAATTATTAGTCCATAAAGGTCATGAGTTTTTCCACTAATAAAATATTTCCATATTTCACATTCCATGAACTAAAGTTAGGAAATGACAATTAAAAAATTGCTTAATAATATAATTTCCAAATTTCAGAAAAAAAGAAAATTAGATTTATAAACTCTTATAAATTTCTAATAAAACAAAGCTATAAAATTCTATCATATGTTTTATATCTATTACATCTATATCACTAATCTTAAGTTCATTTAATAATTTCTCTGTTTCTCTCAATTTAATCAATAATTCAAGTATATTATCAATAGTTTTTTGTAAATCAGTTCCTAAATCTATCTTTCCGTGACCATAAATTAAATGATAACCATTTTCATCTTTTTCTATCATAATCTCACCTAAAAAAGAATTAATCTTTATAATATTTTATAATAAATTTGTCTATTGATAAATCATTCTCTGTTAATACTTTTATCATTTTATTAGGTTCTTTTATTAATAAACAAAATAATTCTTCAAGATTTTTTACTTTTAAATCTTCATAATTAATAAAATAAACATTAGAAAGGCTGTCGTTATTTATATGTTCTACTAAACAATAATTTTCTTTATAATCTGAAATCCTACATCTGTAACTCTTAGTAAATATAATTTCGAAATAATTTTTGTGTTTTTTTATTGTTATATCTCCAAGTAAATCGTCATCTCCATCAAGAATTCCCATTCATTTCACCTTCATTTTCTTCTTCTATTTCTGGATGAGTTATAAGATAATATTTATCTTTATGTAACATAATTGTAAATCCTTCATTTTTGGAAGATGTTACAATTATTTCCATATTATTCTCTGGATACACTAGATATGCTTTCCCTGGCTCCGAATATAATTCCGAGACCATAACTATGTCTGGAAATTTAATTTCATAATCATAGATTGTTATTGTGTCTGTGTCCTCAAAGTCATATTCAACTTTAGGGTCTGCTTTTGGAACTTCGTAAAATTCTAAATTTTTATGGACATGAATTAATGGAAATTCATGTAATTGTGCTTTATGGAATCTTGAATACATTTGTATTTCATGTCCAGTATATGTAATTAATAAATTTCTATCAATTAGTCCAAAATTTGTTAAAATTGTTGTAACAATAGGTTCTACATGTTTTTTACTTTGGAATAAACTTTTCTCAAATGTTATATAGAATATCGGAATCCCAGGAACATAATATACATTTTTTGTTCTCTTAAGTTCATAATCTCTTAGTTCAAGACATCCAAAAAACTTGTCTTCTTTCGGTCTACAATCTATAAAATCTCCATAACTTGTAGTTATTGTAGATATTTGTCCATTTTGATGTCTTAGTTGGAAAACATTAGGAAGATATTTTACTTCTTTTATTGTCTTTATCTCAAACTTCCTATCTTGGGTTTCTTGTGTCATGGGCTTTTTCGCCCCTAAAATTACATATTTTTTAGGACAAATATAAAACCCTCTTTATCTTTCGAATTCAAAATTTTTTTAAGCATTTGTAATATTATAACAAACAAGAGAAAAATTTGACATAAAAAAAGAAAACAAAATTACATATTTTCATTTTCTTGATTATTGTATTTTCTTACATAAAGAACTTTCCCATGAATTTTCAATATACCAGTTTTATCAAATTCAGATAATGCATCTAAATATTCTTTATATTTTCGGATAATGTAATCTGTTCTATTATACATTCTTTCTAAAATTTCTTTTTGTTCCTCGGTCAGAACCATTTTCTCATCATCCCAAATTAATTGAAAAATTATGACAAATATATATCTTTTCAGGAAGATAAAAAATAGGTATAGAAAAAAAGAACATTTAACTTACGGTTTTATTTCGTATTCAATTTCGAAACCTTCCTTTTTACAATATTCCGTAATTTTTCTTTCTTCTTCGTAATTTTCTGCCCAATAAACTAATCCTCCACCTTTTCCCCAACAAATTATCTTTATTTCCATTTTTATCCCTCTTTAAGAATCATCTAACAATTTATCTAATTCCTTATCATAAGTTATCTTAACATTTCCATCTCTTATTACTATCCGCCCATTCAAATTTTCTCCAAATAAATCGACAAGACTTCCAAATCCAGCAGTCCTAGTTCTACCAGAAATACTGTACAAAAATTCACTATTCCCATTACACCAAAGATGTTCTATAACGCCTAAACTTCCAGCAGGAGACATTAATATACTAGTCTTCTGGCAATCTCCATATAAAATTTCAGTAGTAGGACTTCCCCTATATCCGCCTGGAATTTCTACAACATAAAGTGTTGAACCTTCTTCTGGTTTTATTACTAAAGTTCCTAACTGTGTAACCGTTATTTTAGCATTTTGTAGTTTAACAACTATTGGACTAATCTGTTCAAAATCAATATAACTTTTCCCATTTTCTTCTTTAACCAATTTCCCGCTCGTATAAATAACTCTACCTTTATTTCTAGAACCTATTCCAGTTATATTTAACTCCTTATCGAAAAAGTAAGGGTATTTCCCATCTTTATATTGAACTTGAACTCTTAAATTTCCCATCTTTTTATCAACCTAAAAATGTATATTCTTTAGGACAAATTTAAAAACATCTTTATCTTTTTGCCATAATTTTTTCTTTATTTTAGCTTTTCAATAAAATTACAAAATAATTCATTAACATATACTGTTAAAATTTCTCTTAAATCATCATCAAAAGTAAAAAAACATGCTATGGCTCCAGTTTTCTCGAATATATTTTGTTTTGTAGTAAATAGAAGCTTTTGATAATAGTTATATGTATCCTCAAATTCATTCTTAAACTTTCTCAGATATTCGATAAATTCATCCCGTTTTCTCCAGACATCTAAGTATATTCTAAATACATTTTTCATAAAAAATGTTAGAACAATATAATTATCCTCATTATCGATAAAATTGAAAAAGAAAGATGATATAAATTGTTGTGAATAAACAGAATCTGGTATTAATGTTTTCCGTTTTAATTTTAATGATGTTATAAACTTTTCATCCATAATTATCTCTAATCCCCTCTTAAACCCTTTTATCCCTTAGGACAAATTTAAAAACATTTTTAACATTAAATTTCAAAATTACAAAAAAATGACATTATACCTTAACAAATTCAAATTTATAATTTTTTTTCAAAAGGCAATATAATTTAAAATGTGAATATTTTGCATTACTGATAATAGATTCTGGAATTGTTTTTAGTATCATGATAATATTCTCTGGAATGTTATATTCTTCGGTATAATATATAACAAGTTTACCATCATAAAATTCACGTTTATACCAATCATATGCCTTATTATTATAGATAATGTAATTAAAATCACCTGAATCTAAGTCATTTAAAGTTATATATTTAACATTATTATTATCGATAAAAATCACAGAACCAATATACTTGTCATTCGTAACTTGAGCCAAATTTTCGAATAAATATTGTTTAAGTTTTATATATTCTGGATTTTCTATCTGTTCTTGTAATTCCATAATTTCACATTTTAGTATTTCTAATTGATTAATTATTTCATTTATTTTTGATAAATCCAACATTTTCTTTTCCTCCTAAAAGAATATAGAAATTATGACAAATTTAAAACCTTCTTTACCTTTACATTTACAATTTTCTTTAACTTTTTATTAATATTTGTAAATTGAGAAAAATTATTGATAGAATTAGAACTAAAAATTAAGAAAATAAAAAATATTATTTCTTATAACTATATTATTTCCTTTTTGTCTTCTGTTTAACAAGTAAATAATAACCGTCTGATGCACTAACAACAAGGACAATCCTATCCCCTAATTCGTCGAATAACGGTTTCATTAGCTTACACTTCCAATAATCAGGGTCAAAATTATTAGGGTCACACCACGATATATCCCAATAATAATGATCGCAATCCCATTTTTCATCAATCACAAGCGTTCCTAAATCAATATAAACACGTGCCGACATTAGCCTCCAATGGCATTTTGGACAGTAAATTTCTCTTCTGAATCTATAACTAGAATTATCAATACTTTTTTCCTTTATTATTATTTCGTCATTTTCTCCTTTACTCATTTTCCCATCCCCATTATTATTTATCCCTCTTCTCCTATTTAAATTTATCTTTATCTTTTTATCTTTCTATCTCTCGTTATTTTCATCTTTCAACTTTTCAACTTTGATTTTCTCATTGCTCATATTGCTCATATTGCTAATTAGCATTTTTCATTTCTCTCACAATTTGCGAACTTTTCGCAACCTTGCAACCCACATCTGCATGCAACATTTGAATTTCTGACTTTACTGTATTCCTATTCCAAAAAGGAGAAAAATTGACCATAATCTGGGCTATATTGTAAATTAAAAACAAAGAAAAAGTAGAATGAGAAAATAAAAAATTGGTAACTTGAAATTTGGAAAATAAAAAACTTACTAACTTACCAACAATCGGACAAATATCTTTTAACAGTTCTTTCTGTCACGCCTAATAAATCTGCTATCTGTGAAATATTGTAGCCTTGTCTTGTAAGCTGTTGAGCTAAGTTTATTAAATCATCTTTTGTTTGTATGTAATATTTTGTTTGTCCGACTTGTACAACTTTCATCTTTTTATCCCCAATATAACATATGTAATTCTCCCTTTATAAATTTATCTCTATTTTTTTACGTTTGCATTTTTCGTTATTTTTAACGTCATTAACGTTATCTTATATTTTTGACCTGCTTAGTATTTTGAATTGTAAACTGAGAAAAACTACTTTCAATTTTTCCAAAATTAGGAAATTGGAAACTGTAAATATGTGAATTCTGAATTTGAAAATTAGAAACAAAAAAACTATAATTACTTTTTCATTAGAAAATATATCTCTTTTCCAGCATATACCATGACTTCTTTATTTTTCTTTAACCATTCTACATATTTTTTACCTTCCACAGTCGGTTGTTTTTCGTAATAATCATATGGAAGAATATACCAAATGTAATGGTCACATCCATCATAAATTATATTATTTTTGTTTGACAATTTTTCTAGCAATTTTTTACCACATTTTTCACAAAAATATGTCTCAACTTTTTCTATCTTTTTAGTTAAGACCATCTTTAAACACTTAAAATTTAATATATCTTATGACAAATTTAAAGACATCTTTATCTTTGTATTTACAAT